TAATGCCATCATTGTCACCTTTTTCATTAAACAAGTCGACAATTTCAGTATTTAAAGTTGTATAACCCGTAAAACCGCAAGGCATTGATGAAGGAGGTACGCCAGAACTCTGAACTAGCTCGCTAACTTCAACTCTAACATACTTGTTTCTAACGTCGAAGTTACCCTCTTCAACAAGTCTCTGACTACTAGTCTTTCTATCAAAGTCATAGTACATGTGCTTGTCACCAATAACACGCGAAATATAGTTTTTGCTGCTTGGATCAAGAGAAAGTCTCTTCCACTTTATTAAAGCACTACCTTGAATAGGATCGCTATAGAAGCTTTCTAAAGTTAAATCAAACGAACTATAATCACCTTCATTTTCAGGAGCAATAATGTTTGATACCAAAACTCTAAATCTATCGTTAGCAGAAGAACCGTCATCTAATGCATAAAGTTTAAATAGATCATAAATTGTTCCACCAAAGCTTTGTGATTGAATCCACGGAGACTTTGCTGTTCTAAATCTTGTATCAAAAGATTCGAAATCAGGTTTACTACCGTCTAGAGCTCTTGGAGTTCCTGAAGAGTGCATGCAGAAACCAATGTCAGTGGAGGTAGCGCTTGCGCCTGTAGATTTTTTAACACCTTGGCTAGACGGAATTGCAACATTAGCATCAACATCCCAGTGAGCATGAAGATAATGTCCACGTGATTCAATCTGCTCCGGATCAGTATTTAATACCTTTGCAAAATAATTTACATTTTCAGGATCAAAAGAACAATCTAAAACATTAGGCTCACTACCGCTATAACCATTTAATAAAAGCTTAAAAGATTGTGCAGCGTCATTACTAACGTTACCTAGCTGATAACCTGTCAGAGGCTGACCATCGCCAAAATGCAAAACATCTGCAACTCCTACAGCAGTTGCAGGAGACAACGCACCACTTGTCAGCTGCTTATAATTACCGCCATCAGTATGCTCTAAAGATGGAACAACACCTCGAGGAGACATTAAAATGCCTCTAATAACTGGTACTGCTCCTCCGCCTCCACCTTGCATAGTAAACGTTTGCTCACCAAATAAACCTGCAACAGGTTCTGCTGATGAACCTCGAACTGTTGCTGTCTCTCTCAAGTTAAAGGTTACACTCTGATCAAATACAAATCCTAAATCTTTTGCATCATCATCGTCATCACGAGTAATTGTAACGCTAGTGCTATCATCACTCTTTTCAGCCAAATATTTGTCTGCAATATTTGCTTCCCCTGCACCTTGTGCTTCAATAGCAGCCACAATGTGATCTAAACATCATCAACATTATTAGCTGTCTCTACAGAAACAGTGTCTCCTGCAATAACTCCAAACTGGCCATTATCACCTAAGTTATTAAAAGCAACAAACTCGAACTTTACATCAGAAGAAGAATTGTTAGAAGGATCAATTGTTGTTAACGTAAATGAGTCACCCACAGTAGGAGGAGCAGTAAAAGTTAAAGTTATAGCACTGTTTGTGCCATTATCACCTACTGTTCTAGTAATTGTAATTGCATTTTCTACATCGGCAACTTCTGTTGCAATTTCATTTGCAATCAGACCTTTTAACGTACTTGTTAAAGTCAAAGTATTGCCAGCTGTGTTTTCTACAGAGATAACTGGATCGCCATTATCGTCGTCAAAGACATTTGCAGTAATTCTTCCTTGGATTGCTGTACTAACAGTATTTCGCATATCATTCATGTTACCGGTGTCGTGACTGGTTAAAATACCGATGTCAAAGTCAATACCTGCTCCAGGCTCTGCAACATTACCTTCTGCTAATGACGGGTTAAGTCTAAATGTTTTTGGAGTACCTAAAATTGGATTAATAGTGAACTTTGTTCTATCGTCATCTGTACCGTTTACAAATAACACCTGATCTCCTGCAACAATTACGTCTGACCTTTGAGGATGGTCAAATATAGCAACCTTACCATTTCCTGATGTACCTGGGTCAGCAAATGTTAATGTAAGTGTGCTAACATCACCTACAGTGTTAACAGACGCTCCGATTGACCCGTTATGACCATTACCACTTAAAATAACTGTAGCAAGTTTTGTAAATAAATCATCTGAGCCAAGGCCTGTATCAACAACAACTGCTATACCACCAGCATGCTCAGCTCGAACAGGGATTCCTACGCCGACATTAGAGCCGGCTTCAACCTGACCTGTAATCGTATCACCTGTGCCTGCTGCAGTATTTGGATCGCCATCTATAGCTGTGTTGTTATCTTGAACTAAAACATATTTTTTAGTCTGACTAGCACCTGCATTGTCTACTAATGTAAGTATATCTCCATATCGCACAGTCTGATCAAATACCGATCCGTCTTGATCATCAAATTCGATTACAGCCTGCGCAGGAGTAGCATCAGTTCCAGGCTTTTGAACAAAATTAATTACAGCACTTTCAGCAGTTGCTTCACTTAATGTCATAGCCTCAGTTTGCGTTGTTTCACTATTTGACTTAGAAACAGTACCTGAAGTAATTTCTGATCCGCCTACGTTAATTAAAAACTCAACGCTTGTATTTGTTATTTCACCAGATCCTCTATGCGCTACTGTTACTTTATTAGCGACAACTACAGGATCAGCAAAGTAACCAGCAGGGTCTGGGTTAGCTCCTAAGGAATTGTCATCATGAGCTAAACCTTTAAGACCTCTTACAAACTGTGTAACGTGATTGTTGCCGGCGTTAACGCCTAATGTTATTACTTGAGGAGTTGATACTGATAGGCCATTACCACCACCATCAGTAATATTGTTGTCAGTTCTATCAAACACAAACTTAAAAAACTTTGTGTCATCAGCGGAATTGACTGCTTCAATAAGAATAAAGTCATTAGTTTCAGGTTGACCGCCAAATGTTATATCAAAAGAAGCAGCTGCGTTATCTGTTTGAAAGCCAGCATCTTGTAAAAATGTGCTCTCCGTTCCGGCTGCAGAATCTACTTTATCTTGCATAAAGCAGCCTAAGAAGTGAGTTCTAGCTGCTTTAAGAGCACCAGCTTCGTGACCGCCGACAATTATTGCACTGTTGTTTTCTTGTAGCTTTCCATCTGATGTATATGATACTTTGTCACCTACAACAAATCCTGCACCGTCAACAGTTCGATCAGCATTCATTCGACCTTCTGCAGATCCGATTCCTAATGTTCTAATAAATGTGCCTGCATCTGCATTGCGCATCCATTCATTAAGTGCTAATGGTGCAAAGAGGTTGGCATTACTTTCTTTACTTACTTCACTCATTGAGCCAAAGACTTCACCAAACTGCTGCATGTTTGCAAATGTTTTAGGCACAAATGCAGGACCTCGCTTTGCAGGGCCAACAACAGCGGCAGGAACACCTTGGGGAAGTTGCTCTGGATCTCTAACTTGTGATAAATCTATTTCTCTGAGAGTTACTCTTGCTGAGCCTTGTCCAGCCATATCTATATTCTCCTGTTAATTTAATCTTTATATTATATATTATGGAAATTCAACACCTGCGTTAGTAATTACAAAATCTATTGCAATAAATTCAACTGCTCTTGTAGGAACAATAATAATCTTACCATTTAGTCTGTTGTTATCAACATCTTCAGCACTGTTGTTAGTGTTATCCATGATTACGCGGAAGTCTTCAATACCTTGACCAAGCTGAACTCCTGCGAGTTTTCTTGATACGCTTGATACGAATCTCTTGCGTGTCGGGCTATTGTTTTGCTCAAAGAGCAAGCTTTGTGCTTCTAAACCTACAATTCTCTTGACTTCCAAAACTAGACGACGAACGTTAACTCTATCAAGAGCTGTTCTAGCTAGTTGTGTTGTCTTCTGGCCAAATATAACAAATTGTTTATTTGGGAAGTTAGCGATAGGATTAATTCTGGACTCATAGAGAGTATCACGATCTTCTGCGTTTAAACGAACGTCAGTTGATGTAATTGTTCCTAGGGCGCCGCGAGAAAATCCAGCTGGAGCAAACCAGGGTGATGTAATTGCATCAGTCTTTGCGAAAGCGCCAAGAGCAACAATTGATGAAGGCACCTTGATTGATCTTTGACTATTAATAGCAGCTTCGCTAGGATCACTGCTGTCCAAAACCATTACGTCTGGGAAATAAGTTGCGACATAAGAAGAGTTAAGCTCGCGTGAGTTAAACTTTTCTGATGTTGCTTCTACATCTGGTCTTCCATCTGAAATGCCTTTTTCGTTAACATATAGTCTGTTTGAGTTTGCATCGTAAAAAGGAATGTCAATGACATAAATTGCCTTTCCGTATTCCTCAACTCTTGTCTTCAACATGTCAGTAATAAACTCGTCTCTTATATTAGGTAGCAAGATAACGTTGTGGTTTACAATCAACTCGTCTGTCATAATTCTAATTGCACTCTTTGTTGCAAAAACAATATTGTTCATATCTTCAGAGCCTTGCATTAACTGGCCAGCGTTTAGGGCTTCATCAGCGTCATTTACATCAAGAAGCGTTTTTCTTAAACCGCTAGAAAAACCATTAACTGATGCTTTGCCTGATAAACCATCAACGCCTTGCACTTTTTCAGTTGAAAGACCTAAGTCAGTCATAAAGTAAGAGTCACTATCTAAAATGTTTAAGCCGTCAAAGCCGCCGTGGAAAGGAGCAGTAAATTTTGCTACAAGGCTGTATTTGTTAAACTTAATGGGATCTTCAGCAAGAAGCTTGGCAAAAGAAACCTTATCAGTTTCTGCATTATTGATATCATCGTTATTAGCACCCATTTTAATCATATGTAAAGCTGCATCGTAAATATCTGCATCAGTGGCATCTGCATTTCTAATATACACTGCTTTTTTAAATACATCCATTAAAGACCCAGAAACTTCAGCAAGTGTTGGTTCGTTTAGTGAAACCTTTGCCAAAGAAAACTTATTGTTATTGTGACTGTCTGCTAATGTTTTAGAAATAGCAGTGCTATCATTACCTAAGAACTTAGTATAATTGCTTAACAACTCGTTAAATACCACACTATCATTTGCATTATTGATATCAGAAACTCGCGTAGGCATTAGACCCCAGTGCAAGTTTAAGTCTACAGATTCTTTGTCTGAAGGGTCACCTGTAAAATCTTGATCATATGAAAAACTACCTGGCACACCAGTTTGTATGCTACCTCTTGTTATTTTAAATCTATAAGGTAATGGAGGTAATACAGATCTATCTAGATCACCTACTGTATTACCTTCAGTAAATCTTGTAGATCCTCCATCGCGATTTTTATCAACACCTGTGTCGTTTAAAAGTAAAGCAGGTACGCCTCTAAAGCCAAAAGGTAGAGCAACATCTGGAACCTCACCTTTTAAGACATCATCGCTAACTACAACTCTGATTTTTTCAGATTTGTTCTTAAAAGATCCTTCTCTAACTAGTCTTCTCTCGTCTTCATTAGTACTGTAGTCGTAATATACTTTTTGGTCACCAATAACATTAGCTACAAAGCTAACAGCATTAGGATCTAAAGTACAATTTGTAAAAGATTCGTATATAATAGGAGACTCATCTGTGTCTCTTAAGTCTCTTACTGTTACTGTGAATGAACCGTAATTGTATGTTGGATCTGTACTGGCTCTTAAGTTTGAGATAGAAATCTTATATTTATCGCTTGCATAAGCACCATCATCTAATGACTCAATATGGAATAAGTCATATTCTTTTTGACCAAAAGGCTGAGAAATAAAACTTGGTGTTTCAGGTGTTGTAAACTTACTTGTAAAGTCACCATAGTTAACTGCATCACCAGCAATATCATGTAAAACAGCAACACTATTGCCTGCAACATCTGCTACAGCCTTGTCAACAGGAAAATGTGCATAAAGCATATGATAGTCACTTTCAAATGAAAGTGGATCTGTGTTTAAAACGTTAGAAATATAGTCACTGTCGTCTGGATCTAAAGAAACAATATAAGAAACTCCAGTACCATCTAAATGTTGAATTCTTACTGTAAATTTACTTAATGCTGCAGTAGCAGCATCAGTGCCAAATGTATCATCGTCAACCTCATCAACTAAAACGCTGTAGTTTTTGTGTGTTAGAATCATTGCTCTAACTAGAGTTACTTCGTTAGCAACTGGGTTTAATGGGTTATTAAGCGCTTGATCAGCGTCTGTAGAGTGTGAATTATTGTCGTTTAAAACACCTAAACCTAAAAACTCTGCAGGATCAACTGTGTGTTCTGCTGCTATAAAGTGAACTGCACCATACTCTTTACCACTAACACCATTGTTTGGGGCACCGGTGCCTGTTTTTGACGTGAGCTCGAAGCCTGCGTTCTCAATCGATGTTCCGCTCCAAGCTCCTGTCCCTAGAGTTCTACAAAATGTGAGTGCTTTACCGTCATTTCTAAAAAACTCTGCAGCAGCGTGGCCACTTAAAATTTTTCTATTTGGGGCACCAAAAATTCTATCAAAGTCTCTTTGGCTATATACTGTAGTTGGTACAAATGCTGGGCCTCTAACAGAAGGGCCAATTACACCAACGGGTGTTGCATTAGTTTTTGCTATGGGTCTTTTAATTACTTCTATTTCTCTTTCAAAGAAGCCGGGAGACTTAAATGTCTGCTCTGCCATGCTAGTTCTCCTAATATCTAAAATCTTTTACATAATCTAATTATACTTGTTACTATCTATTTATTAGAATTTGATATATTAAAAATCAATTCTATATATTTTTGATCATACAACGTCTCTCCATTTGATCCTACGTGAGCTTGTACTTCTATAGGCTCGCCGCTATCGTCTTCAATTAAAATTTTTCGTAAACTTGATGATCGACTACTTCTTTCACCTACAAAATCATATTTTTTTAAGTCTGAGTCACCTACAACATACGCTGAAGATTTGTCATATTGTTGCAAACTTCTTAAAGAGTCTATTGCATCTATACCGACATGTTGAGAAATATCTTTATCTTCTTCGTTTTTAATATGATTAAGTAAGTGTGCATCTGGATCATTTGTTGTAATGCCTTTGTTAATAGGCGACAGTCGATTGTCGCCCAACATAGTTTCAAAAGATATTGTTGGTGAACTTAAAATTGACTTAAGTGCTACCTTGCCGTTATGCAAATTAGGAGCTAAAATAAAGCCTGTTGCACTTAAAGTCATATTGTATTTAATAAATCTTTCTTGATCTGTGTAGTCTGCATATGTTGAATCTTGAGAAAAACTATTTTCTACAAATGCTGGAAACCAGTAACCTGATTTGCTTTCAACTTTAAATTGCTGCCCAGGATTTTGTGTATATGAACTCATAATAGTTGTTACAATTTCGTTCATTTGCTGAGTAAAAGAACACCAGATAGAAACTTCATAAGTTGCACCAAAATATTTAACTGGTGGTACCTCTATTGTTTGATAAATATTGTTATTAACTTGATGACTTAAGCTGTACTTCGTTTCTCTTTCTACAGAAGAATGCTTAATACTATTGAATCCTTCAAAATTGTTTAACTGTCGCCATTCTGTGTTCTTTTTTGATATTCTGCGCATAATAACTTCAGGAAACATTTGATTATTTGACATTCCTTTTGACGGGTTGTTGTCAATATTGCTTCTAGTAACAGAAATAAGAGGTAGTATTAAAGCACCAGATTTATCTGTTATTGGCTTTTTTCTTCTTAGTAAAGCAAACCTTTCACCCGTTGCAAATATTACTGGTATTCTTTTTTGTTCACCTTTTAGCTCGTGAAAAAGAGGAATCTGTGAATTAAACAAATTAAAAATAGCATAGTCTAAATCTTCTATTCCACATGAAGGTATGACAAAATCTTCTGCCTTGTTTTCTCCTTCATAACCACCAACTGTAACGTTTGGCTTTTCTTGATCTTTGTCAAATCTTGTAGTCATTACTCATCTCCGTAAAATGAAGACCCTACACCGTTAACACTCTTTGTGCTACCATCAGGTTTAACGCTTTTAGGTCCTGTTAGTGAACTTTCTAGCAAACCGTCTTTAACTAATTGACGAGAGTCCGAATCTGTCTGTCCTCTTTGCTGAGTAAAGGTATTTTGTATGCTATCAGACTCAAGATATCCTTCGTATGTTGGTCCAATTGACTTCTTTAAAATATGATCGATACGTGTTTGAACTGCTGAAAGTCTTGTTGATACTATTCTTTCTACATGCCCGTAAATAATTTTATCATATACTAAAGATGTAATTTCAAAAAAGAATTCTCCATATGAAATATAATCACCTTGTCTAATGTTAATATCTCTATCAAGCATATCTCTATCATGCAAATAAACAGTAATTTTTTTCATTTGCTCGTGACCAAATTGTGTAGTTTTAACTTCTGACGGTTGCCACTCAACCATACATTCAATTTCTGTAGGAGGGTTAAATATTTTATGCATGGACTCTTCATATACATCATGCACATCAGACAAGTCTTCTCTTACAGTATAGTAATATATTTTTTGTCCTATAACGTCTTTTATTAACTCTTTTGTAACATCAGCAAAAAAGTCAGTTTCTTTTTGTCCTAAAAATAATCTTGCCATTTTATTTACCCTATTATAATTGCTCTACCATTAGGTACAGGAACTCTTTTTAATATGTTAAGCATAGATTCACTTTGCGCAGCATCGGCTTCTAATAACTTTTGATAAGTTAATTTATCTAACATTTCAGAAAGACTTTCTGCTAATCTATTTTTGTCTTCTCTTCCCATGTTAATAAGATCACTACCATTCATTTGTAAATCGCTACCTGGGATTGGTACTGAACTAAATTTCGATCGGGTCAAACCTAAAGTTACTTTGCAACATGCCATAGTAAACTGTCTTATCCACTGTCTTTACATTTGATTAATTTTTTTATATTCAATGTTGCCAAAAGGAACATTTGATAAATTTGACACACCTTCAATTGATACATCATCATAAGGCAAATTAGGTCTAAATGGGTCTGAAGGGAATGAAAACTTTACAAACAAATTAAGAGGATCATTTTGAGGTCTTGGATAAATTCTTAAGTCTTGCCCTTGAAGTTTATACGAAAAATTACTTCTTCTAACTCTATTAGATATATCAAGCTGTCCTGCTCTTAAAAGATCTTCAAATACAGGCAACACATAAAAAACTGTTTCTGGTGTAAAAGACTCAAAAGCAAATTGATTATTTAAGTAATTTATTGCTGATGTTGTATCAAAAAATCGATAGGCTGCCTGCGGTGAAAAGTGAAATACTTCATTTACTTTTATTTTTGATTCTGTGGCTGTAGGCAGAATTTGATTTTTATAAAGTGGATTAAACAAAGATAATTGACTATCAGTATTGTCATAAGCTTCAAGGCTTAGTTCTTGTCCATCAAAAGGAACGACTAAGTCTGTATATATATTGTAATCTTGTTTGCCTGATTCTAGTTTAATAAATCCTCTTACTGAATTGCTTACACCACCGACAAATGCTTCTGATGCATATGGCTCTGCTCTTCTTATCAAATAGTCCAAAGTTTCTCTAGGAAACTTTTGCTGTTGACCATTAGGACCAAGCTGCTCATTTACTATTGGTAATACTATAGTTTCTATGTCTCCACTAGCTTCTATTTCTTTAGGCTCTGTGTTAGCCTTATAGACACCTTTCTTGTTTTTTGTTTTAAATCTAGGGTCTGTAGTATCTTGTATTAATAGTACTTGAACGTTTTTTCTAGTTTCATTATTACTATCAGAATCTAAAACTATATCGTCTGCATTTTCAAGATCACTATTTAAATAGTAGTAATGCCCAAAGTCATTAATTTTAAAAGTATCATTTAAACCAGTTCGAAGGCCTAAAATATTAGACATGTAAGATTCAGCTTGATGTGTATTTATTTGCTTTGAAAACTCCAAGACAGCTTCTTCAAAGTTTGCCCAGATTTGTTTGTTTGTTAATTCAACTGAAAGTATGTCATCGCCTAAAAGTCTTTTGACATATATGACAAGACCGTCAGCATCTTCTTGGAAATGAAGATCATTATCAAAAATACCGAACGGGGTTGGTTTATCACCACTACTAAGAATGCTAGCAAACGAAGCCATGTAAAACTCCTATAATCTTTTATATACATATCTAATTATAGGAAGTCTTTACAAAATACCTCGTTTACAAACAGCAAATACTAAAAAACCTCGAAGAGTATCACTACTACAACGAGGTTCTTTATAAAACTAAAAATAAACTGCTTTACTTAAACATGTTTCTAATATAGTTTCTAACACCTTTAGTGTTTGGTCCTGTCATTTCCTTGAGTGCATCAACTAGTTGCTGTGCTAAAGCTGAAGATCCGCCTGAAGATTGTTTGGTGCTACAAGACTTTTTGCATGCAACCATGTCTTTCTTGAGAGATTCTACTTCTTTTCTGAGGCTTTCAAGTTCCTTTTGTACAGGCGCTAAATCAACTGATTCAACTTTCTCTTCTGTTTTTTTAGCTCGAGTGGCCATTTTTTATTTCCTTTCAAATATAAATTAAGATCCAAACAGCAGTTTCCAAGCTGTTCCATTCCATGCAAGATGTGCTACTTCACCTGCTGCATCAAAAGTATGCAGTGTGCTTCCTCCTGAATTTTTAAGAATAAAAGTCTGTCCATTAGCAGGCCTATGAACTATTTTTCTTGCGCCATGATGATCACCTTCAGTTAAATCAGAAATAACTACAAAAGAGTCACCTGCAGCGTTTAATGCTCCTGAAGCTTGTGATATTCCACCTGTTGACAATAAATGACTTCCTACACCATGTGTAAATGTAACTGTAGCATTTACTACAGCATTTGCATTATTTGTATCAACTAGACCAACAAAATCTGAGATATCTGTTACAATAGTTCCAGAATTACCCATTCTTAAGGCAGTAATTTTTAAATGATCGTTTCCATCATTAGCTGCCTCAAACTCTGCATTTAGTGCAGCTGTATTATCAATTAAAGTTACTAAAGCATCGACTAGTTTTGCTTCAGAATCAATATCACCTGATGCTTTACTAAAGGCTACACCTGTTCCTTCTAATCCAGGGTCGCCAGTGTCTCCTGTATCTGTAACTCTGAAGTATATATAGAACTTTGCGCCTCCTGCTGATCTTAGCTTAATTACTTTGGAGTCTAAGTCAAACTCGAGCGCACCTGCAGCACCTTCAGCTTGCTTAATTCCTGCAAAGTCAATTACGGCAACTGTATTTGATGTAACTGTATCTTTTATTTGTCCAGCTAAAGGAACACCTGACTCAATAGAAAAAGAACCAGCTCCTCCTTGCTGTTTAAGACCTTGGTCTTTTGTATATATTACTTGAACCATTTTAGTTATTCCTTTCTATTAAGTAGTTTGATTAACTACAAGCCAAGAAGCGCCACTCCATACAAGAACAGCAACGTCACCTAAATTTAAGGCTGCGCCGTCGGCAATAAGATCGGCACCATCAGCGGCATTTCTTACTGTAAGATTTACAGCTTGTCCGTTGTTCGCAAGTACAATGATTGTCTTTTGTTGACCTACAACAGTTCCATTTGCTAACTTACAAAACTTTTTATCTGCATCATTGCCTGCGCCAATAGTAACCAAGCTTACACCTGTTGCTGGGAGTGCTGCAGCTGCTCCTACACCTCCCTGGATTACAGCATCAAATGTATCACTACCTTCTGTGAGAGAAACATCTTTAATTTGGAATCCGCCAACGCCTGTTGCGTCATTTTCTTGAACTAATCCGCGTGTTGAGTCATATACTACTTTTACTGCCATGATTATACCTCTACTTTCTTATAAGGTTTATATTCGCATGATTCCTCGTCCCTGGCGATTCAGGCATCATGTTAACGAGGGCTTAGTATTATATATTACAAAAAAGGCGCATTTTTTACGTGCACCTTAATTTATTTAACGTTAAAACTACAGTTTAGTATAA